CCTTCAACTACTACTTTTGAACCTGGATTTTTTGTAGAAGACTATAAATTTACTAATTCTGGAGATTTAGATCGAAATAATGGAAGATTTGGTAAAACTCCTGAATTTCCTGATGGAATTTATGCATATTTTGCAACTGTAGACGATAGTGTTGCCCCTATAGTTCCAAAATTCCCATATTTTATTGGAGATTCCTATAGATCTGTACCATTAAGTCAAAATATTGATCAATCTTTTGATTTTTCAAAATCTGATCTTATTAGAAACACATTTCCTTATAGAGTTTCTGATAAAAATGCTGATAATGATTTTATAATTGAGACAAATGAGATTTCAAGACAAAAAGCTATTATAGAATCAGTATCATCTGGTTCAATTGATCAATTATCAGTAATTTCTGCAGGTGATAGTTACAAAATTAATGATTCCTTAATATTTGATGATACTAATACTAATGGTAGTGGATTAATTTCTAAAGTTTCATCATTAAAAGGTAAAGATGTTGTAAAAGTAAGTACTGCAACTAGTTCTTATAGTGATGTGGTATTTACGTGGGTGGATAGTCAAAATGTAAAAGTTAATATATTACCATCTCATAATTGGGAAAATAATGATAATATTATAGTTTCTGGCCTTTCTACTCAATTGTCAGAATTAAATGGTCATAATATGGTAGGATTAACTACTTCAATGGCATCTTTGACATATCCACTGGGATCAGTTTCATCCATAGTGGGTGTAAGTACTGAAATATGGGTTTCTAGGATTCCTGAGAATATTTCTGTAGGAAGTAGTATTAAAATTGGAGATGAAACCTTAAAATTGTTAGAATCTTATAGAAATAACAATTTATTAAGAGTTGAAAGAGGTGCTACTGGAATATCTCATACAGCCACTTCTCTAGTATCGTTTATACCTGATTCATTTAATATTACAGGGTCAGTTAATATATTCGATTCTAAAGTTAATAATAAAGTTTTCTTTAACCCTACAAAAGCCATAGGTTTTGGTACAATAACGGGAATAACTTCTACTATGACCTTTGATTTTGCTGATGTAAGTATTATTAGAGATGTTCCTACTCAGCAAATTTATCTTGAAAATCATCCGTTCAGTGAAAATGAACAAATAAGTTATTCAGCTGGAACGACTGGAAATATTTCAATTTCAACTTCACCTACAAGTTCTACCTTTACATTACCTTCTACATTATATGTGTCTGATAAATCTGCAAATAGGATTGGAATAAAAACTGGTATTGGAACTATGTTCTCGGATGTTTATTTCCGTAGTGGTGGTGATAATTATGATAATTATTCCTTTGAGAGTAATTATGAACAAGTAACAGGAAAAGTAGAGAGAATTAATGCAACAGTATCTTTATCCACTTCTCATAATCTAGAAATGGGAGATATTATTGATTTAACCATTAAACCAAATTTATCTGTTGGTATTGGAACTTCTACAGCAGTTGTTTTACAAAGACAAGATAGTACAGGTTATATTTTAGTGAATCCTATAGGATTTAATTCCACTGGTATTAATACTATTACTAATGAATTAACTTTAAGTTCTCATGGATTAAAAACTGGAGATAAAATATCTTATTCTGCTGATCTTTTCCCAAGTGGAATATCTTCAGAAAATTATTATGTTTATAAAGTTGATGAAAATATAATAAAATTATCAGCAACTTCGGTTGATGTAAATAGTAATCCTCCAGTTACTATAGGTTTAGGATCTACTGGCGGTGTTGATCAAATTATATCACAAGTAAATCCACAACTTTTAGTTCTAAAAAACAATAATTTAGTTTTTGATTTATCTCATTCTTCGTTGAAAGATTTTAATTTCAAATTATATTATGATAATGAATTTAAAAATGAATTCGTTTCTACTGCTTCTACAATATTCGATGTTGTAAGTGTGGGAACTATAGGAGTTGCTGCTACTTCTACTATTAATTATAGTAATAAATTACCTGAAACATTATATTATAATCTAGAAAAATCAGGATTTATTAGTACTGCAGATAATACTTCTCCTAATTATTCTAAGATAAAATTTAGTGATAGTACTTATAATTCCTCATATAATATTATTGGAATAGGTAGTACTACTTTTAATATTTCATTAAAAGAAATACCTGAAAAATTATCTTATACATCTTCTGAGTGTGATTCGTTAGAGTACACTACTTCTTCTTTAACTGCAAGGGGAGGTATTGATAATGTCCGTATTTTATCTGGTGGAATTAATTATAAAAAATTACCTAATTTTGTTGGATCTTCTTCTACGGAAGGAACAGGTGGATCTATTGTGGCTAAATCAACTAATGTTGGTAATTCCAATAAAGTAAGAATTATTAATGAGGGGTTTGAATATTCTTCCGATAAAACATTACAACCTTCTGCTTTTATTTCTCCACTTATTATTATTGAAAATTCTAATACGATAGGTGTTATTACAGTAACTTTTGGTGGAAATGATTATATAAATGCTCCTCTTATTAAAATGGTTAATCCTACTACAAGAGAGGTAATTAATAATGGTCTTCTTGAAGCCGAATTAACTAATACTACAATATCTAATATTACTCCTACAGTTCTTCCAAGTGGACTTCCTAATGGGGGAATAGAATTATTTGCAGTACAGAATAGTAATGGAGTTTCTATTAGTACTATTTCTTCCAATTCAACAGGAATATTTACATGTTTTATAAACACTCCTTCAGCAGGATTTGGGACAGCACCTTTTAATGTCGGTGATGAGGTATTCATTGAAGATGTTGTTAGTACTGGAGGTACAGGATTTAATTCCGCAGATGTTGGATATAGATTTGCTAAAGTTAGTGGATATACGGTGGCTGCGACTGGAAGTAATGATTCTGTAACTATAGATTTAGCAGGAATAAGTACTAATCCTGGGATAGCTGCTATAGATCAAAGTAACGTAGCTTCTCTTATAAACAAAAAAAATTATCCCACCTTTGTAAGCAATTTGGTACCATCATTCTTTACTAAAGGTGAAAAAATATTATCTAATTCTATTGAAAGAGATTTAATTATTACAAGTACTCAAAGTGATTATATTAAAGTTTCTGGTACTTATCTTCTAAGTGTTAATGAAATAATAACAGGAAAAGATTCAGGTACTGTAGCTAAAATTAATGACGTTATTGCTAATAAAGGTAGATTTGCAGTTAATTATATGGTCAAAAAGGATATTGGATGGACTGATGATATTGGATCATTAAATTTAGATACTCAAGTTACTCCTAATAATGATTATTATCAAAATATGTCGTATACTATTCAAAGTACACGTACTTTTGATCAATTAAGAAGTCCTGTTTCTTCTTTACTTCATACTAGTGGTCTTAAGAATTTTGCTAATACAGGAATTACTTCCACTTCCTCTGTAGGAATAGGTAGTACAGATTTTTCAATTGCTATTCAGGATATTACTGAAGATAATAGAGTAGATACAGTTTATAATTATGCATATGCTTTAGATTTAGGATCTGGAAATTCTTCAAATGCTATAAAAACACCAAATAAAGTTTTTACTGCATATACTTTAGCAAAAAGTAATGAAGTTTTAAAAATTGATAATATAAAAAATCAATTCTCTAATTTATCGAGTGAGTTAACTAATTATCTTAATATTTTAGAAATAGACTCTACCATATCATTTAAGAATTTCTTATTTAGAGTTACTAATTTAAATGATAGTGATGTTCAACTTACAGAGTTGGTGGTATTAAATAATGCATCTAATTGTATTCTCTTACAAAAAGGTGATTTAGAAGATGAAGGAGATATTGCATCATTTAATATTTTAACTGATGGAACAGGTAAGACTTATTTGAGATTTACTCCTTTACCAAATAGTGTTGATTTTGATTATGATATTAAAGCAATTGATTTAGATTATTTAAATAATACAGGTATTGGAACTCAATCATTAGGGTTTATTGATCTTACAGCAGCTGTGGGAATAGCTACAGTTGATAGTATTCTTGGAGTTACTACAACTTCTATTATAAGAGTAGATTCTACCCAATATAATTCATTATATGTACAAACACAGTTAATTAATCAAACAACATCTGAGATGAATTATGTTGAATTGTATGTTACTCATGATGGAACAGATACTTATATTGCAGATTATTTTGTAGATACTCATAGTGAAAGAATTGGTTATTCTGAAACTCTTATGGGAGAATTTAATGCTGATTTAACTGGATCAGAATTCTCTTTACAATATGTAAATAATTTAACCGATGAAATTAAATTCAATTCTAATATCGTTGGTTTTGGATCAACTTCAACTGGAACTGATACATACCGATTCTCTTCTCCCAGTGAACCTGCAGGGTCTGAAAGAAGTTTACTTTATCAATCAAATTATGTTGTAGGAGTAGGAACTACTACTACAGTTACATTAAATAAGAGTTTATTTAATGCAAATAAATCTATAGTTGAAGTTAGTGTTGGTTCTACTAGGGCAGTTCATCAACTTATGATGACTCATGACGGTACAGATGTTTATGTTGAATCAGGCCCAATTCTTTCTAATGCAGGGGATGTTGAAATTGATACACGATTAGGAATTGGAACTTTTGGTGCAGAATATGATTCTAGCGACTTTGTATTAAAGTTTTATCCTGAGAGTGAATTTATAACTGATAATATTCAGGTTTCTTCTTTAAATAAAGTTTTTTATACGGAGACTGATTTTGATAATGTTTCCACTATTCCAGATTTAACATATGGTTCAGCAGTAGAATCCTTCAATCTATATGCTTACAATGCCATTAATGGTTCTAGAATTAATAAAACTGATTTTGTATTAAAGTCTAATAATACTCCTATTTTTGCAAAGAGATTTAATCCTGCTGAATCAACTATTATTGCACTTAATGATAATAAATTTAATATTGATAATCATTTCTTTAGAACTGATGAAGAATTAATTTATACTCCAGGATCTACTTTTGTTGGTGTAGGTTCTACTCCAATGTTATATCAGAGTTCTACAGGAGCTGTTGATGAACTTCCATCTTCAGTTTTTGCTATTAGAGATACTGCAGATACTTTCCAAATATCCACAACTAGAGGTGGAAGTGCTGTTACTTTTGTTGGAATTGGAACAGGAAATGACCATCAATTTGAAATGGCGAAGAGTGATACAAAATCTATTATTACTATTGATAATGTAATTCAGTCTCCTATCGCTTTTGTACCTTTATCATATACTTTGGAGAATAATACTGATGATGCTAGTACTGGGATTAGTACTTCCAGAACTACGTTCTCTCTAAGTGGGATTTCATCAATAACTACTTCAGATATATTAAAAATTGATAATGAATATATGAAGATTATTAATGTCGGTGTTGGAACAACTACTGTTGGTCCAATATCTGGTATTGGAGCTACAAATCTTATAGAAGTTGAAAGAGGATTTATTGGATCTGGGTCAACCAATCATACAAATTCATCAACTATTAATCTTTATAGAGGAACTTATACTATTAATGGCGAGAAGATATGGTTTACTGACCCTCCTAAAGGAAATCCTCAATTAATTAAAAATCCTAGTAATCTCAATTATGCAACTTCAGATTTTGGAGGAAGAGTTTATTTGAGAGAGGATTATGATTCTAATCAGATCTATGATGACCTTTCCGATCAATTTACTGGAATAGGGGAAACATATACTTTAACAAATGCAGGAGTTAATACTGTAGGATTTGGAACCACTGGAGGTAATGGATTATTATTAATTAGTAATATTTTCCAATCACCGACTGCAGAAAATAATCCTTCTAATAATTTCCAAATTCAAGAAGATGTATTAAGTGGAATAAGTAGTGTAAGATTTACAGGTATTAGGACATCCAGTGATGATCCTGTTATTATTAGTGATTCTGATGTAAATCAAAATGAATTGCCCAGAGGAGGTTTAATTGTTTCTCTGGGATCCACACCAGGATTAGGTTATGCACCAGCAGTAGGAGCACGTGCATACCTAGAAAAAGATTCTAATGGTGGTATTACTAATGTTGTGGGAATTGCTACTACAGGGCCTGCTCTTTCTATCAGTACTTCATCCTATAATAATGAAACGGGTGTATTAGAAATTACTACACAAGAAGAACATAATTTTGAAGCAGGTATCATTGCTCAAGTTAAATTATCTGGTTTAGCATTTACGTGTCCTAGTGGGTCTGGTATTACTACAACTATATTCCCAGAATCACCCGTAGGATTTGGAAGTACAAGTATTGATTATAGTATATTGGGTATTGGAGCTACTAATAGATTTACTACTAATGTGGGTATTAGTACTATTCCTCACACTTATAATAGTGGTGGATCGGTAATGCCTTGGTATGGAAATGCAACTATTGGTTCTGGATATACAGGATCTACTATTTCTATAGGGGTAACAGATGTCTCATATGACCATACATTTGTAAGTGGTGTTTCTACAACATTATATGTTACTAATTGGGCTGGTACTGCTTTAACGGCAATATCTGCATCATATATTCCGACAAGTGGGGAGTTATCTTTAACTGTTCCTGCTCATGGATTAACAACCTCTGATAATGTTGGAATTAGAACTAATTCTTTGATATTTAAGTGCTCTAAAGATGATTATGCTACTGAACATTCTTACCCTAGACCTACTGATCCAGTAGCAGGTGTTGTAACCTCAATTATTTCTTATGATGATGATACCCTTACGGTAAAAGTTGGATCCAGCGTAGGATCAGGTGGGCAGGTTACAGCCACAGTAGGTGCTGGTGGTACTCTATCCTTTGCTATTGGAGCAGCAGGTACAAATTATACTAATCCATATTTAGATATCCCTGAAGCATCTTATACTAATCTTTCAGTTATTGGTGTTTCTAGATTGGGTATAGGTGCAACTACTGAGACTGGAGTTGGATTATTGTTAAATGTAGATGTTAGTGCAAGTTCTACTGTTAGTAGTGCTTCTACTTATTTTGAGGTACCCAAATGGGAAATTGCTAGATCTGGATATGGATTTAAAAAAGGAGATGTCTTTACTCCTGTAGGATTAGTAACTGATGCTAGTTTATCCTCTCCAATATCTCCTTTTGAATTAACAGTCTTAGAAACTTATAATGATAGTTTTTCTGCTTGGCAATTTGGTCAATTTGATTACATTGATTCTATTAAGAGTTTACAAGATGGATCTAGAAAGAGATTTGAATTGAGATATGATAATGAACTTTTAAGTTTCCAAATTGATTCGGAGACCAGTTACGCTGGTGTAAATCTTGCTAATTGTTTATTAATTGTCGTAAATGGTGTGATACAAGAACCAGGTGTTTCTTATCTTTTTGACGGAGGTACATCTTTTGCATTTATAGAACCACCAAAGCCAGAAGATGAAATTTCAATATTCTTCTATCGTGGAACTAGTGGATCTGATACTGAACTCATAACAAATGTATATCCATCTCTAAAAGTGGGAGATACTGTTCAATTAGATAAGATTTTAAATGATGTTAAAAATCAACAACCTCGTGTAGCTACTGCTATTACTGCGACGGACATTATAGAAACTAATCTCTATAAAGGAGTTGGTATTACAACTGAAGAAAAATCATTAAATTGGACAAAACAAAAAGTAGATAGAATAATAAATGGTGAATTGGTTTATAAATCTAGACCTTCTTTAGAACCATTAATATTCCCTACTGCAAAGATTATTGGTAGTCTCACCACTACGGATACTGAAATATTTGTTGATGATGCTTCATTCTTTGATGAAGAAGGAGAAATTTCAGGATCTTCACCCATTAGTGGAAGAGTAGTGGACAACAGCGTTACACGTGTTTCTGCTGCTATTACCGCTATAGTGTCTACTGCAGGTACTATTTCTTCACTTGATATTGTAAGTGGTGGTAGTGGATATGTAGGGGCAACCACTTCGGTATCAATAGGAATTCCAACTACAGGTATTGGAACCACTGCAAATCCAACTGCAACTGCAACAGCAACTATAACTGATGGTTCGATTACATCAACCGAAATAACTGCTCAAGGATTTGGATATACAGCAACTGCTGTTCCTAATGTTTTAGTAACTCTTCCTACATTTACTTCAGAATTAATTGGAAATATTACTTCTGTTAAAGGTTTCTCTGGAATTATTACTGGAATTGGTACAACCACAGGTGATGGCGTTCCATTAGCACTCAAATTCAGTTTGTTTGCTTCAAGTTATTCCGACTTAAATATCAATTATCCAATTTATATTTCTAATACTACTGTAGGAACAGGAGTTACTTCAATATTTGATTCTGATAGTGAAGTGGTTGGTATTGGAACAACTTTCTTAGATAATATTTACAATATTAATCATATATGGAATTCTGGTACATCTGGAATTATTACATGTAATATAAAATCCGATACGACTGTGGTTGGATTAGCAAGTACTGGTAGTTCTATGGATGCTATTGGTAGATTCTCTTGGGGTAGATTGGGTGGTTCATTCGCAAGAAGTAATGATCCAATAGCATTAGGGGTAACTGGATTAACTATTAATTCTGGATTAACTACTTTCCCAACGATTCAACGTCGATCAAGTGGATTGAGAGATACTGGAGCTCTGGATCCTTTCTATTCATAATACTCTTATAAATACCTAAAAACTAATTAATATGTCTGCTGTAGTCACAGATCAATTTAGAATATCTAACGCTGGTAATTTTGTAGATTCTGTACTAGATACTAATAATTCTTATTATGTATTTCTAGGCCTTAGTAATCCTACAACACCAAATCCAGGTTTTGGTAGAACATCAGATTGGAATAGTGCGGCTTCTGGCCCTCCCAATCCCATTGATAATTTTAGTTATGAATGGCAATATGGAAGTACTTCTCTTTTTGGAAAAAAGATTAATAGTACGAATATTAGAAGAGTTGTACGGAAAGTGGAATGGAAAGTTAATACTCCCTATGATATGTATAGGCAAGATTATAGTGTTACGAATAAAGCTCCAGTTTCAGATACTGCAAGATTGTATGATGCAAATTACTATGTAATTAATAGTGATTTTAATGTTTATATTTGTATAAGCAATGGATCTTCTGGTGAAGATCTTGATGGTGTTAATTCTAAATATGAACCCACATCTACTGATTTGGAACCATTTGCTGCAGGTGCAGATGGTTATATTTGGAAATTTCTCTTTTCAGTGTCTCCGAGTGATATTATTAAATTTGATTCTACTGAATATATTGTGGTTCCTAATAATTGGGAAACCACCACTAATTCTCAAATACAGAGTGTAAGAGAAGCAGGTGATTCTACAATTAATTTTAATCAAATAAAAAAAATATATATTAAAAATGCGGGAGATGGGTATAAGAATGGACCTTATAATGTGGATATATTAGGTGATGGTACAGGTGCTAAAGCTTCTATAACAGTTGATGGGGGTAAAATTATATCTGCAATAATAACTGCAGGTGGAAGCGGATATACTTATGGTATGGTGGATTTGGGTGATGCTCAACCAGATGGGGTTCCTACTACATTCGCAGATTTAATTGTTATTATTCCACCCTCACGAGGCCATGGATACGACATTTATAAAGAATTAGGTGCGGATAGGGTTTTGGTGTATGCAAGATTTGATGATTCAACTAAAGATTTCCCAATAAGTACAAAATTTGCACAAGTTGGAATCGTTAAGAATCCCTCAACCTATACTTCTATAGGATCTACATATACATCTAGTGAATATTCTTCATTAGGAGCTATAAAATTAGATGATGGAAATACAGAAGGAGGAACAGGATATTGGTCTGATACTCCCGCTATTGGTTCTAAAATACAACAAGTTGTAACTGGTGGAACAGCTAAAGGATATATTGCATCTTATGATAAAGAAACTAGTGTTCTTAAGTATTATCAGGATCGTTCATTATATTATAATCCAACAACAGGAGATCAAACCGATTATAAAGAGGTTTCTTCAGACTCTAAAGTTCTATCTTTTGAATCTTCTAGTTCTGTCATTACTTTTGTAGGTGTAGATGATGTCAATGTTGCCACTGCTTTTACAGGTCGTACAATGGTTTCAGGATCAAAAGAAATTGATTTAGGAGTTTATTTTACAGCTGGTCTTGCAGATTCTGAGATAAATAAAACATCTGGGAATATTCTTTATATTGATAATAGAGAAGAAATTGCCCGTAATATCCGACAAAAAGAAGACATTAAAATTATTCTGGAATTCTAAAGAAACATGGCACAATCAAAAGATTTAAATATAAGTCCTTATTATGATGACTTTGATCCCAGTAATAATTTTTACAAGGTTTTATTTAAACCAGGATATCCAGTTCAAGCAAGAGAACTAACTAATCTTCAATCTATCTCCCAAAATCAAATAGAGACGTTTGGTAGTCATATTTTTAAGGAAGGATCTATTGTAATTCCTGGTGCTCCTACTTTTGATAATGCTTATTATGCAGTAAAACTCAATGCTACTCAATTTGGAATTGATATTTCTTTATATACTGATAAACTTGTAGGTAAGATTTTACAAGGACAAAGTTCTGGTGTTACTGCCGAAGTAGATTATGTGGTATTACCAGACGGAAATGAGGTAGAAGATTTAACAATTTATGTAAAATATTTAAATAGTGGTTCTACAAATTCTGAAATAGTTGAATTTATTGATGGTGAGGTATTAATTACTCAAGAAAATATTGTTTATGGTAATACTACTATTAATGCAGGATCTGGAGTTGCAACATTAATATCTGCTAATGCAACTGCTGTAGGTTCTGCTGCATTTGTAGCTGAAGGTGTTTATTTTATTAGAGGAACTTTTGTAAACGTTAGTAGTCAGACACTTATTTTAGATTATTATACTAATACCCCTTCTTATAGAGTCGGATTAAAAATTGATGAGCAAATAATTAGTGCAAAAGACGATCCCTCACTTTATGATAATGCGTCTGGGTTTACAAATTTTGCCGCACCTGGTGCAGATAGATTAAAAATTACTTTAACCCTTACTAAGAAATTATTAGATGATAAAAATGATCAAGATTTCTTTGAAATCTTAAGAATAAATAAGGGTCAAAAAAGAAAAATTAAAAATAAAACAGACTATAATTTAATTAAAGATTATTTGGCAGAAAGAACTTATGAAGAATCTGGAAATTATGCTATAGATCCTTTTAGTATATCTTTAGCAAATTCTTTAAATAATAGATTAGGAAATGGTGGAATATTTTTTAGTGGAGAAAAAACAGAACAGGGAAATACACCTTCTGATGATTTAATGTGTGTGAAAATTTCTGGTGGAGAAGCTTATGTTAGAGGTTATGACGTAATTACTGATTCTCTAACTATTTTAGATGTTGATAAACCTAGAGACACTAGAACTATAGGCTCATCTAGCGTTAATTTTGAAATGGGGAATCGTCTAGTCGTTAATAATGTTTTTGGTCAACCTCAATATAGAAAAGTAATTAATTTATATGATGATCTATTAGATGGTTCTGAGTCAACTGGTAGTGCTGTATTAATTGGTGAGGCAAGATTATATTCTTTTAATCCAAAAGATTCTTCATATGAAGGCCCATCTAGTGAATGGAATCTTTATCTTTATGATGTTAATACATACACTAAACTTACTTTAACCACCTCTTTTAGTGCTACAGAATTGCCAGCAACTGCAATTATCAGAGGATTGAATAGTAATGCTACAGGATATGCTACTGCTGCTGGTAGTGGTATTAGTGATGTTTATTTGACTCAAACATCAGGTACATTTCTTAAAGGGGAGCAAATTAGTATTAATGGTATTACTGATATTAGAAGAACAGTTCAAGAAGCTATTAATTATACTCCAGATGATATTAGATCTGTAAAACAATCTGCAGTTGCACCATATCTTCAAGATTTTGTTGCAGATACATCACTTATTGCAGTATCACTTCCTGGTGGTATTAGGGATCTAACAATTAATGGTACTACAGCAACATGCGGTAGTTCAATACCTTTTAGTGGTATTAGGGTTGGAGATGTTATTTCATATAATGCATCTAATGCAACTGTTCCTACTTATAGTAAAATTACAGCTATTGCTGCTGATTCAAGATCATTTACTGTTGGTAATATGCCCAATACTGGGACTGTTACTGGAGTTTATAATGGAAGTGTAGTAACTGGTACATTTGCAGATACTAGATTGCGAAAAGCACAACTATGGACTAAAGATACTTCATCTCCTTTATATGAAGTACTACCCGAACCTAATATATCTTCTGTAGATCTTTCATCGTCATCTCTGAGTATTTCAGCTCAAATAACAAGTCAAAGTGTAGTTGGATCAGCTTCCACTGTAAGTATTGATGATCTAAAGGACGGAAGTGGATCTGGAATTTCAACGGCGTTTTTTGATTCTTATGGAGTAAGTAGATTTTCTATACATTATGGAACTGCTTCAAATGGAGTGGGTACAGTAAGTTCTGATAGTTATAATGATTTGAATAGTGGAGGATTTAAGGCATCATTTACTGGATTAACTGATGATTCTGCAGGAACTCTTGTTAATGTTACAGCAAAGAAACAAGGTATTCAGAGTAAAGTAAAAAATTATGAAAGAAGTAAATTATTTGAGGTAACTTTATCTAGATTAGAACAATCGGGAACCGATCCAAATACATCCATTAATGATGGATTAATTCATAATAGTGTCGCTTATGGTTTAAGAGTACAGGATGAAGAAATATCTTTAAATGTACCTGATGTTGTAAGAGTATTAGCAGTTTATGAGTCTGTTAATGGTGGTCAACCTACATTTGATGCACTTTCATTTAATGCAACTGCTAGTGTGGCAACTAATGCAATTATTGGAGAAAATATTGTAGGTCAGTCTTCTCATGCTATTGCAAGAGTGGTGACAAATAATACTTCGAGTCCATCTTCTGGTGGAGCTAACAAATTAGGTATTGTATATTTGAATGATAAAGTATTTACTAATTTAGAGGTTGTAGTATTTAAAGAATCTAATATTGTAACAAATATTGATGGTATTAATACATCAGATACAGATGCACAGTATCAAAATATCTCAAAATCATTTACTTTAGATAAGGGTCAAAGAGATCAATATTATGATTATTCTAGACTAGTGAGAAAGAGTAGTTCATCTATTCCATCTAGAAGATTGTTAATTGTTTATGATAATTATACAGTACCTGCTAATGATACTGGAGATGTATTTACAGTACTTAGTTATGGGAAAGAAAGATATAATAAAGATATTCCTTTAATTGGTCCTTCTCGAATAAGGGCAACTGATACTCTTGATTTTAGACCAAGAGTTCCTGTTTTTAGTGGTACATCATCTTCACCATTTACTTTTACATCTAGAACATCTGCTTTTAATACAGTTCCTAAATTTTTAGTATCACCTAATGGAAGTACTATTTTAGGATATGATTATTATCTTGGTAGAATTGATAAGATTTATTTAAATGAATTTGGGGTATTATCGATACAAAAGGGACAATCATCTCCTATACCTGAAGCTCCTGTAAATATTAATAGTTCAATGGAATTGGCAACAATTCTTTTGCCTCCTTATTTGTATAATCCACTAGATGCACGAATTACATTAACTGATAATAAAAGATACACAATGAGAGATATTGGTCTTTTAGAAGATCGTATTGAAAATCTTGAAGAAGTTACCACACTTTCACTTCTTGAAGTAAGTACGGAAGCTTTAAGAATTGAAGATGTTAATGGAAGAAATAGATTTAAGAGTGGATTCTTTGTTGATAGTTTTGTTAATGATGAATTTGTTAATTATAATTTCTCTGCTATAGAGGTTGATACAGAAAGAAGAGAAATAAGACCTATTATTGCAAGAAATAGTCTTCAGAGTCAACTATTACCAGCCCCACTTATTATTGATCAAGAATATGATATGGGTACTAATTTTGAGTTATTAGATCCTAATGTTAGAAAAACTGGGAATGCAGTAACTTTAAATTATGAAGAAGTTGATTGGTTAGAGCAATCATATGCAACAAGAGTTGAGAATGTCAATCCTTTCCATGTGGTTTCTTATAGGGGTAGTATTACTTTATCTCCTTCAAGTGATAGTTGGGTAAGAACTGTACGATTAGATGAAAGTGTTAATGTAGAAAGTGTCACGAGGGATACTGGTGTTTCTGCAGATGATACTCGCCAATTTACAACTACAACTACTGTTCAAATACAAACTAGAAGTAGAGATGTTGTAGTAGATAGTGGTGATGATGAGTGGATGAGATCTAGAAATACTCAATTTAGAGCTTCTGATTTAAAACCCCAAACTAGATATTATCAATTCTTTGATGGCAATTCTGATGTTTATTTTATTCCTAAATTATTAGAAATTGCTGATGATAGTACACTAGTAAATTATGGATCTGTAGGCACCTTTAAGGTTGGAGAAACTGTAATAGGATATTTGAATGATCAAGAGGTTATTTCATTTAGAGTTGCTGTATCAAACCATAAAGAAGGTCCATTTAATGCACCAAGTAAGGTATTTGAGAATAATCCATATACTGAAGAAGTTTTACAAAGTCAATATACTTCTTCATCTTCTATATTAAATGTAGATACATTAGCACTTTCTAATGAAGCACAGGGATTATATAGTGGATATATCACTCAGGGAATGAGATTGGTTGGTCAAGATGATGGAGCAGTTGCATATGTTAAAGATGTGATATTAAAATCAGATCGTTATGGAGATGTAATCGGTTCATTCTACTTACAAGATCCATATGCTGATCCTGCACCTACTGTTAGGATAGAAACAGGAAGAAAGGTTTATAGACTCAGTAGTAATTCTAATAATACTACACCTTTAAGAGGTAGTAAAATAATTTCAGCTGCTCAAGTTGATTATGAATCACGAGGAACATTTATTGTCAACCAAATACAGACTGTTAATACTACAATAACAACTAATAATCGTGAATTGGTTCCTGTTGAAGCTGATGATGAGGATCCTTTAGCTCAATCATTTACTGTTGGTGGTAATATTGAAGCACCAGGTACAGCAGGAGTTGAAGGTGATGATAATGGGGTTTTTATAACTTCTGTTGATTTATTCTTTGGGAATAGAGATGAAAATGCAAATGGGGTTGCTGGAAATAGTAGTGTAACGGTACAAATTAGAACAGTTCAATTAGGTACTCCTACTAGAAGATTATTGGGAACACCTGTGGTGGTACCTTCTGAAGATATTAATACTTCAACTGATGCATCTGTTGCTACAAATGTTAAGTTCCCAGAACCTATCTATCTAGCACCAGGAAGAGAATATGCTATTGTTCTTCTTGCACCAACAAGTAATGCTTACGATGTATGGATTGCTAGGATGGGTGAAGATGCTGTTAATATCCAAAGTCTTCCTAACGTATCTGCTATACAGTACAATCAACAGTGGGCTATAGGTAGTTTATTTAAATCTCAAAATGGATCTATTTGGACACCTTCACAAAGAGAAGATTTGAAATTTAAGTTATACAAGGCAAACTTTACTTCTAGTACTGGAACTGCTTATTTTGCAAATCCTACCTTAAATCAAAGTAATGGTTATGTTCCTACATTAGAAGATAATGCAATAATTACTCTTCCTAAAACAGGTCAAATAGGTATTACAACTTTAGCACCAGGTAGTAGTGGTATTACTACATTTACTCCAGGAAGAAAAATTGTTGGTCATAGTAATGATGGTGTCATTGCTTATGTTGTAGGTACTGGAGGTTCAGTTTCAGGTGCCAGTGGGATTGTTACAGGTGGTTTTGGTTACGAGGCTACAACAGGAACTGTTAATACATTTAATGTAGTAGGTAATGGTGCAGGATATCAACTGAATAATATTACAGTCGGTGCATCTGGTCAGATTACTGGATTTGGAACTGCAAATGTGGGAACAGGATATACTGGAGGTGATATTGTAGGTCTTACTACATCTGATATGGATGGAAATATTGGTGAGGGTGCATTAATAAGAATTACTGATAATGGTGGTGTGGATACATTATATCTTTCAGGAATACAAGGAACAAATGCAACTGGTGGATTTAAAGTTAATGAAGATTTGAGATATTATGATAATGCAGGTGCTATTCAAAATACCAATCAAAAACTTTGGTCTAATTTAGTTGTAGATTCTACTCCTAATGATGGAACATATATGAAAGTGAATGAATTTGATCATGGTATGCATTCTAATCAAAATGTTGTTATATTAAATAATATTAAGAGTAATTTAGATACAACTGTACTTAATAGTGATTTAACAACTTCTGATCTTACAGTTAGTGTTGCATCTACAACTAGTCCTGATTTTAATAACTTCGAAGGTATTCCTGTAGGAGCTGCTAATACAGGATATGCAAAAATTGGAAGTGAAATTATTGGATATGAAGGAGTAGGTGCAGGAATTTTGGAAAGTATTACAAGGGGAGTTGATTCGACATTATCTATTCCATATACTTCTAATTCTACAGTAGAAAAATATGAACTTAATGGTGTTTCACTCAGAAGAATAAACACTCAACATAATATTTCTTCGTTTGATATTGGTTTAGATACTTATTATGTTGGTTTTGCCGCAACTATGGGAAGAAATAGATCTGTTGATGAATTAGCGGATAATATACCAGCTTTATCATTTGAGAGTGAAGGATTCTTTGGTGGATCTAATGCAACTGGTACCAGAAATATTCAATATGATGCTATAATTCCTAGTTATAATGTATTCACTCCATCAGCAATAACTGATGCTACTGCATCGGTTAGAACTGTAAGTGGAACTAGTGTAAATGGAACAGAAACATCCTTTATAGATCAAGGTTTTGCTCCTGTTCAGTTAAATACATTAAATACTTTTACTACTCCTAGACTTGTTTGCTCTAAGGTAAATGAAACTACATATTTGAAAAATATTGAAAGGAATAAATCATTTACAACAGCAATTACCTTATCAAGTGGTCATGAGAACGTATCTCCAATAATTTTTACAGATATTGCATTTACTGAATTTAGATCTAATAGATTAAATAATCCAGTTTCGGATTATGCTAAGACCGCTTCTGTAAATTCACCACTTTTTGATCCAAACAGTGCAATTTATGTTTCTAGTCCTATTTCTTTAGATAAACCAGCAGATTCTTTAAAAGTAATTTTCGCAGCATATAGAGGTGCTTCATCAGATATTAGAGTTCTTTATTCATTAAGACGAACTACTGATATTGCAGAAAATGAAGAAGAGTTTGAATTATTCCCTGGATATAATAATATGACAGATACTACGGGTGATGGATTTGGGGATCTGGTAATTGATCCAGTAAAAAATGATGGTTTACCAGATACTTTTGTTCCTGCAAGTTTAGATGAACAATACTTAGAGTATCAATTTAGTGCTAATAATTTAGGTGAATTTATAGGATATTCTATTAAAATAATAATGGCAGGAACTAATCAAGCAGATGCTCCTAAAATTAGAGAACTTCGTACAATTGCTATAAAATGATTAAAGTTAAGGGATATTCTCATTTATATCGTGACGAAAAAACAGGGGCTATCATTAATACTGATACTTCTGGATATCGTTCAAGATTAAACACAATCACCTCAATAGAAAATGAAAAGAATGAAATGAAAAGAATGAGGGAGGAAATTGATGAGTTAAAAGGTCTTTTAAAAGATCTTGTTGAATCGAAATATAAATAACTAATAAGGTTCTTTTGAGACTATATGGCGGCCGTATATGTTAGTAATCTTGTAATCAATACGGGAAGTACTTTTTCACAAACATTTAATTTAGAAGCTACTAATACCAATTCTCCATTGGATTTGACGGGATATAGTGGTAGTGCTCAAATGAGAAAATGGGCTGGTAGTTCATCAGCAACTGATTTTACAGTAACTATTTCTGAGCCTCCTACTGCAGGTCAGATTGTTTTGGGATTAACTGCTACTCAAACGGCAGAATTACCTGCTGGAAGACAAGTTTATAATGTTTTAATTACTAAAGATGCTATTACAGAATCAGTAGTTGAGGGGATGGTTCTTGTACGACAAGGGGTAACAAGATAATGGCAGATATAAAGGTTAGAGTAGGGGCCCAGAATGCAATAAAAGTACTCTCCAGTGCTTCTGGTGGTGCTGCTCTTTTTGCCGATACTGCGACAAATGTTATTGGTGGAATAGCATCAGTAACCCAATTAGATTCGTCTGGTATTTCTACTATACAATCCCTTCGGGTTTCTGATACTCTTCATGTCACAGGTCTATCAACTTTTGTTGGTGTAGCTACTTTTCTCAGTAATCAATATGTTGCAGGTAATGTTACTATTGGAGGTACTCTTCAAGTTGGAGATACTATTTTTGGTACGGATATTGATACCAGAAATTTAAAATCTAGTGGTATTACAACTTTAGCTTCTAATGGAGGAATTACCACAACTGGAGGAGATCTTTATGTTGGAGGTGATTTATATATTGCGGATGATGTAGTACTTGATGAAGTTGTTCTTAGAAATATTAATGTAACTGGTATTTCAACTCTTGGTATTGCATCTGCTTCTACCTTAAATGTAGTTGGTATTTCTACTTTTGGTACGATAAATGCCACTGGAGTATCTACATTTTCTAGTCCTGTAAGTTTTGGTTCTTCTGCAATATTTGGAGATAATGATAGAATAATATTGGGAGATGGAGAAGATCTACAAATATATCATGACTCCCTTAACAGTTACATTGCTGATACAGGTACAGGTGATCTTAAATTAATAAGTGCTGGTAATATAACTCTTGAAAATTCAACTCTTGGTACAAACAGTGCAGTATTTGATACTACTGGGGGTATAGATTTTTATTGGGGAGGTGCTGGTGCTGGTAAGAGGTTAGAGGTTGCTGGTTATGGTGCTACGATCACTGGAGATTTATATCTAAGTGGTGATTTATTTACCAGTGGGACAGGTAAGATCGGTGAAGATATTACCACTAGAAATTTAGATGTAACTGGTATTTCTACACTCGGTGGAACATTAAGTGTTGCTGGTGTCACTACATTCACTTCTTTAGTTGATGCTGATTCTGGAATAGATGTTACTGGACACAGTGAACTTGATACGGTGTATGTATCAGGTCTTTCTACATTTGTAGGAGATGCTAAATTTGATGGTAATGTTTCTATTGCAGGAACATTAACAAAAGAAGATGTAACAAATATTGATTCTGTTGGAATTGTTACTGCTGGAAAGGGACTTAGAGTTACCACTGGTGGAATAGTTGTAACTGCTGGAATATCAACTTTTGGTGCAATCTCCACATTTACTAGTAATGTATTTGTTGATGGAACATTAACTGCTGCAGGAATAGCAACATTTGCACAAAATGTATTTGTTGATGGAACATTAACTGGTGCAGGAATAGCAACATTTGCACAAAATGTATTTGTTGATGGAACATTAACTGCTGGATTAATCGATGGAGGCTCTTACTAATGGCAAAACCAACAACTAGACTAGAATTTAAAAATTACTGCCTCAGACAATTAGGAGCTCCTGTATTGGAGATTAATGTTGATGATGATCAGGTAGATGATTTAATAGATGATGCTTTACAACTCTTTAATGAACGTCATTTTGACGGTGTTGAGAGGATGTATTTAAAATATAAAATAACGCAAGATGATATTGATAGAGGAAAAGCAGATCCTACTACTGGTGTTGGTATTGTTACAACAACTGCCAATTCTACTAATGTAAGTGGTGTAGGAACTATGTCATTTAATTGGTATGAAAATTCTAATTTCCTCCAAGTTCCCGAATCAGTGATCGGTGTAGAAAAGATATTTAAGTTTGATACTAGTTCTATTTCTGGCGGAATGTTTAGTATTAAATATCAGTTATTCTTAAATGACTTATATTATTTCAATTCTATTGAATTACTTCAGTATTCTATGGTAAAAACTTATCTAGAAGATATAGATTTTCTATTAACTACTGATAAGCAAATAAGATTTAATCAAAGACAAGATAGATTATATCTGGATATTGATTGGGCTTCAGAAGAAGTTGGAACTTATTTTGTTCTTGATTGTTATAGACTTTTAAATCCTACAGAATTTACTGGTGTATGGAATGATTCATTCTTAAAGAGATATGCAACTGCTCTTATAAAAAGACAGTGGGGTCAAAATTTA